TAATCAGCGCGTCGTCTACTTTGTCCAGTGACAACCTATCGGGTGAAGTGTTGTATGTTGGTCTAGCGGCGCTTGTGGATTGTGCCGCGCTGTTCCCATTCCCAGACTGATCCAGCATCCGCCCAACTGGATCACCATCCGCCGTCACCGGCGTTGTGCCTGCGTCGTCTTGAAAGAGTGCCTGTGCGCCGTTGACGATAGGCTTTGGGACGTAGAATGCGCCCTGTTCGCTTGCGCTGAAGAGCGAGGTGATTAGAGCTTGTAGTTCGTCCACTATGTCAATGCCAAAGGAAGAACGTATACTCGGCCTTATAGCTGATCTAATTGCCCTCATATAACGTTACCTCAAAACGAGTTTCTCATCATTTATTTAGATTAGAATTAATGATAAATAATACTTTATATTCTAATAAAATAAATATAATTTACGATAAATCACACCTTAATTATGGCTTGTGCTACGCATCGGCATTGAATATCTTGCCCTGGATGCCCTGTATCTTTAGGGGGATCATCCCATCGGAATGTTTTACCGTTCTTACTCTTATGACTATCTCTTACTCTTTCGTCATTGGCTGTCCGCCAGACATATTCTTCAACACCTAAGTTCTGCGATCGTTGCTGGTTAAGCGCTGAGTTTAATTTAGATGTCTGGTCGCGCGCGATAAGCCTAGCGCGTTTTTCAGTGCTATACCCTATCCTGGTTATCTGTTTAATCATTGAGGTAGCGTCGCGACCCTGCACTGTACCTCTAAAGACAACACCTTCTATCTGCTTAAAATACTCTTCAGGTATTGTCTTTATGAGAGCCACGTTCTCCTTTGTTGTGGCGTACATTATGTCTTCTAAACCTTCGTTCTGAAGTACGTTATTCAGGTCTATACCAATAGCGCTTTCCATTGCTTTATAAAACCGCTGTTTATTAACCTGATTAACGTCCTCAGTAAACGAGCTACTGACTATAGCAGCGTTACGCCCTATATCTACATAGTTACGCCGAAGGTTTTCAAATACCTGTTCTAGCGTCTTAGCATAGGCGTCGTTAACATACTCCGGCTGTAAACGCTTTAGTACAGGTACAAGATGCTCGTTTATATCTGCCTTTAGTCGTTTGGCTATGTTCTGCAACCACTTACGATACTTTACCTCCGGACCTTTCGGATTCCTCACCGGGTTCACCCGTTTCTTCTTCTCCGCCCTGTTCTTCTTGTTCAGTTCCAGGTTCAAGCTCGTCGGTATCGGGTTCAAAGCCATTAGCGTATTCCTCTAACTCCGTAATATGTTCGTCAGTTAAGTTAGTGTAGGTTGAATTCTGCTTTAGCTCTTTAGCTATGGTATACTCTGGGACAACACCTTTGTCCAAGTATATCTGGTCACGCTGAGCATTAATAAAGTCCAAGTCAGCCTGTTCTTTAGGTGTCATCTGGAACAACGAGTTAAACTTGTAATCCAGGTCGGCATCATCAGCTATACCTAAACTCTTCGCCATTATAATATCAAAGAAATCCAGTTTAGGTTTATAGTCCTTTGACTGCTTAGAACGTATGACGTCGTAGTAGTTTTTCATGTCCCCTTCGCCGGTCGCGTTTAAACCGCTTGCAGAACTACCTAGAAGACGTGTAGCGGGGACATCACTACCACCGGCCAGAAATAACGCATGGGCATATAGCAGGTCTGGTAGGCTGGCAAAACTGTTCTGCTTTTTATCGTACTCTTCGTCCGCATCCAGTAACAGCATATTGTTGAAACTTTTAAGCATACTCGCCAGCGTGAACCGCTTCTGTATCAGCGCTGTACCTTCCGGGCTTTGTATATAATTCATAAGCCCTTTAATCTTCATCACGTCTACGTTAGTTTCATATACCATGCTGGCGGAACCCGATGCAATAGTATTGAAGTTAATCAGGGCTTCATATAACCTGTCCAATATAGAATCAGACATATAGTTGTTACGCTTGAATTCATCAAACGGTAACTTAACCGCATCAAACCTTATTACCCGAGTATGGTGTATCTTCACGTTAGTGTTAACAAAGCGATAATAAACTGGCATACCGTAATTCGGGTCTAACGGGTTTTCAATTGGTTGCAGGTCGGCTCGGTCTATACGATGGCGGTCAACAACTTTAATATGTTTCAACCCGCCTTTCCTGACCCGGTTAAGGTTTAGCGGTTGGTCTACAGGTTGGCCGTCATCAACATTAATAACAATAAACGAGGTTCCGTAAAGCCGCGCCCATTTATGAGCCTGATTAAACGCATCGGCCAAACCAAGACGCTCTTCCTCTTCTACCAATGCGCCAACGGTTTCGGGTTCAATGTCCCCGCTAAAGTAGCGCCATTCCCGGGTCATGTCATCCGGTATAATGTCAACGACCTTACCCGCTAACCAGTCCGTACGGTATAACGCGTTGAGCTCCTCCTGCATACCATCGGCAGACAACCGCTTAGAGTTTACAAAACGCGAGTGCGATCGTTTGTCTTGGTTAGTGCCAAGCTCAGCCACTAGGTTTTCCAGGCTGTCGTTTAGCGCCGTTTGGTCAGAGTCCATGATATGGGCTTCTTGGTACGTGTTTTTGTCCACTGGTTTGTCCTCGTTATTGCTAAATTAGGCTGATGGTTAAAAGGTTACTAAAATATGCTATACCCTATATATACATTTTTGTTTCTATTCAACAAATTTCCCATATGTAACCCCCCTTTGTTTTATCTAACCATTTAACCATCAGCCCTATTAAGTGATGTTTTTATCAAGTACCTATACTGTTACTGCTGTATAGCATATCCTCAAAGACAATTAAATCCTCAACCGCATCCATTGTAGGGTCTATTTGGTCGTCGTGTTTATGCGTCATAAGCGGGGTAAACTTACGGAACTCTTCTTTGTAATCACTCATCCAATCAACGTCTAACGGTAAATTGATATAACCGCTAGCGAAGTATTTAACAACACCCATCGCCCTAAACACTTTGTCTGTATTACGTTGGATAGGCTCAACGGGTATCATGTAATTCTTTTTAATGGATTGTATAAGGGACGAGCCTGAACTCTTATCCTCTATTTTAACAACGGTAGCGCCAAAGGGTTTCCGTAAACTAGGCTTCCATTTGTTCCAAAACTCAACTAGCTTAGATTCCAATTCAGGCGCTTCCCACTTACCTCTAATCTGATCTAGTAGGTATACGCCCTGATTAGGTACTCGACCCCAGCATTGGAACACGCTGTAGTCGTTATGTTCCTTGGTCTTCTGCGCTGTATCCCCGTATATACGTATCATGTCCATACCCGCCGGTACGGCTTCGTAATACTTCCAGTATCGATCCTTGAACATACCTCCGCCAGCCGGGGAGGGGTTTTGCTGCATTTGACTTGAAAAAGTATAGGGGTCGCCTGTTTCAAGGGTATGCAGTTGAGTTAGGTCGTGTTTGAACGGCCATAGAGGAGCTCCAACGGGTATTTTTAGGGGTACTAGCCCAACCATAGCCTCGGCGCTAAAAAGCATACTGTGGTCCGCCGTGGAGCGCTCTAAGGATTCCGTTTATATTTATAGGAATCCCATGCGTATATTCTTCCGGGTAAGGCTTGTTAAGGGTTTCTTCTGTTAAATGCGTAGGTATCACAAGATGGTGCCACTTGTCACCCGAGCCACCTTTAAGCAGAAACCCGGTTAAGTCTTCCTCGTGTATACGCTGCATGATGTTAATCATGGGGACGGTTTCCACCGCCAAGCGTGACCGCATTGTATTGTTAAAGCGGTTGTTAATGGCGTTACGTCTTACGTTACTGTAAGCGTCGTCAGGCTTTACAGGGTCGTCGTTTATAAAAGCGCCTGTAAAGCCATTTTCCATTCGCCCTGCCCTAAAGCCGGTTATCTGACCTCCGCTGGAAGTTGCCATCATGCCCCCACCTAACTCAGTAAACCATCGCTTCTTACCTTTAGTGTCTACCCTTGTTTGCATAGGCCAAAGCTCTTGGAACTCTGGAGATTGTACTGTTTGTTTTATCTTAGAGGAGTTCTCTTGAGCAAGGTCACCAGAGTAAGATGTATGTATATATTTAGAACGAGGGTTAATAGCTATACCCCGGCTAATGAAATTCAATACTGCTTGCTCTGTTTTGGTATATCCAGGGGCGATGTTGATTATTAGTCTGTCTACCTTGCAATCATAGACGGCTTGTAAGACAGCCTCGATAACGTAATGGTGCCAGTTTCTTATCATCGGGCTACCTTCGCGCAATGCAAAGAAGTAACGCATGAACTGGATACCGTCATTGGCTAACATGTATTTTAACATCCGCTTTTCGTTGTAAGACCAACGGTCAGTATAATCAGGGTTAATAAGTGCTTCAGAATTCATCGTTGAACCGCTCCCTGAACAACTCTATTTCTTCTTCGGTTAACGGGTCGTTATGAGCATCACCTGTACCACTTGTCCCTCCCCCTGTATCCACTTGCTTACGTTTGGCGTACAAGTACTCGGACATGGTTTTAGCAGCGGTTATAGATTCCGTTATGTTTACAGGGCGGAACTTTAGGTCGGTGATTACAGTGTCTACAATTTCAGCCCAATCACTAGGGTCAGGGTTACCATCACAAAAGTCATTAATGTCCGTTACAAGCTGGTACAGCCTGGACAAGCCTCGCGGGTCTTGGCCGTTCATAACTGCTTCCAAGAAAATAAGAGGGTCTTTGGCTTCCCCCTTATTTATCAAGTCACGTAATTCATCTATCGTAAGAGATTTGTGTTTCATACCCTTCTTTAATAACCCGGCTAAAGTAGATTCAATATAAACAAACCGGGTCGCACTGTAAATCTAAGCAAAGAAAACCCCCATTACCGGATTATCAGTAATAGGGTTTTTCTGTTTTGTTAGAGGGTTATTTAGATAGCTCTTACGGTATCAGGTCTTACGCATTTAACCTTAGTACCGACCTTAACCTTGATCAAACCTGTTGGGCTAACACCGATTTGCTCGCCTTTGATGGTGCCGATTTCTCTTTTGCCGTCTCTGCTGGTAACTACGATTTCAACTTTCATTTTACTGGTTTCCTGTTTTGGTGGTTTTGCTTAACTTAAAACCAGTATACATCATCTAGAAGAAGGTACAAGAGGTTTAGGAAATGGTTTCAGCCGCTTCCAGGGGGAACCCAAAATAGTCCTCAACCAAGACAGCCAGATACCCTTCCTGGAATAATACGCTGTACTGACCGGAGCGTAGTTTCTTACCGCTGCGAGTATAAGTGGTCAGCTCCCAGAACCCCGGCTTACCAATAACACGCTCGTTGTAGACCTTCTTACGGGTAATCCTAACAGGTGTATTCATCGGGTTAACCCCAAATTATAAACAGGTACAAGCCGCATTGTCATAGTGCAAACCCATCCTTGATCAACCTCCTTAACAATAGTAAAGCGCGTCCAGTCCTCCGGGTAGTCAAGCATAATCTCGTCCATCATGGCGAAGGTTGTGTCCTGGGGTAAGTTGCGCTCTAGGATCAGATGGGTCTTCTTGTCGTAAATTCCGTAGCACATAACTGTATTCCTGTTTAGGTGGTTTGGCAGTAGAGGGCCGAAGCCCTCCAGAGGTTACTCGGTTACATCGCTGCATACAATGTCTAATCTAGCACGTTTGTCAGTTGAGCAGTTTACAATAACGTAACAGGCAGCTCCGATTTTGTCAGCTATTTCAAATCCGCTTACACCTTGTACGGTAGCCCATTTGATAACCGAATGTAAATCTGATTTGTCTTCGGCAGTAGCGTGGACGATAGAGTTGTTTGACAAGTCGGTGATGGTAGCAGTGTAGGTCATAACTGTTTTCCTGTTTTGGTGGTTTGCTTTAGCTTATGACCAGTATACATCATCCAGAAGAAGGTACAAGAGGTTTCGTGATAAAGGTGAAAGGGCCGAAGCCCTTTACTTGTTAGGCCAGTAGGTGTCCATGATAAAAGTTTTAACATTATTATATTTGTAAGAGGTTAGTCTATGGGATTTCATACCAATGGTTTCCCCGTCGTGGCGATTGCTTACGGTAATGTTCAGCATAGTGTGGGTTAATTCTATAGAAGCTGAAAAGTCTTCGTTAGAAGTGTTAATTGAAAACAAACCCGCTTTCTCAATTTTAACCCCTACAGAATCGAAAGAAGCAAGTTTATTAAGATCTGAGATAATTTCTTTTATACTGGTTGACATAACTGTTTTCCTGTTTTGGTGGTTTGCTTTAGCTTATGACCAGTATACATCATCCAGAAGAAGGTACAAGAGGTTTCGTGACCTTTCGCTTTAGCCAGCTTCGGGGTCGTATTCTGTACCTATATAGTCCAGTACCCGGTTGCGGTTACGCACTATCCATCCTCGTAAAGTCCCAGGAGGTATCCCGTCTCCGTCAGGTGACTCTAAGTGGATACTACTATGGATGTACCAATCGTCAAACTCGTAGTCCTTGGCTTTGCTCTCATCATCAAAGCAGGTTCCGTCAGAGCAGGTATATACTGTTTTATAGTCTTTCTTGATAGCCATAAATCACCCCTTAGCGTCGTAGTTCTGTTTAGTGTAGTCGGTTGCCGCTGGTTTGGCTGCTACTGCCTTATCTTCCAGGGTCTGGCAGATCAACCCAGAGCAACCAGTAATAGCAATCAACAACGCATAACCGAACACCTCAAACATAGTGCTAGAGAACAATGCTGCAATGGTTATGAGCACACAAGTCAGTTTAAGCAGTGTAGAAGTTTTCATTTCTTTATCTCCAGACCAGGATAACTTATCTTCATACGCTCAAGAGCCTTGCCAAT